AAAGCTAAATAACCACCTACAGCACCAACAGCAAGCATAATCATTCTTGCCATTTTAAATTTAATTTTATCAACATGTTTGTTGTAATCAGGATTACCTGAAGACACGCTCCAAGCTAAGTCTCCGGCAATTAACGAACCAATTGTACCAATACCTGCTCTGAGTTTTTTAGAAAATATTGCGCCAACACCAGCAGCAAGAATAATACCTGCTAAAGCTTGTGCAATTTCACTATCACTATTAACACCAAAAAGACCTTCTATTGCACCAGATCCTAAACTTTTTAAGCTTAAAGTTACATTAGCAAATAATTGACCTGTACTTGAATCTAATTGATGTTGTATAAAATTAATAGTGTCTTTTACAAATGTTTTTAAACTGGTTTGAAAAGTTGTATTATCTCCAAAAGCAGTAAACAAACTTAATCCGGTAATGCCTAATATCATACCTTTTTTGCCAAATTTTAGAGCACCTAAGCCCGCAACAGCAAAAGCTCCAATTATTGTTTGTTTTACTTTTTCACCATCTATTTCAAAGTTTAAATTATCAGTTAAAGAAGAAACTTGTTCATTTAAATTAGAAGTAAAGTCATAAACAATATTAATTCCTTCAATAGAAAGTTGTGTAACACCTTTAAATTTTCCATTTTCGTCAAATAAGAAAGAATCAAAGAAAGCTTCTTTTATTTCTTCATTTTTCTTAATTAAAGCTTGTTTTAAACCTTCTAAAGATAATAAAGTACCATTACTGAGTCCTTCAAACAAATCTCTTTTTACTTTTGTACCCGCCATTACTGGCTCAGTATTTGGACCTTCAATGCCGATATCAATAGGTTTACTTTTAAATTTTATAAAATCAAATAAATTAGAAATAGAATTTTTAATACGATTAATTAAAGGTAACAGGTAATTGTTGTAATTATCATCAAGAAATTGAAATAAATTTCTTTTTACTGACTCCGTTCCCCCTGGAGTCTCAATATCTTTATAAATGACTTTATTAAAAAACTCTGAAACAGTAACTTTAATTTTATTTAAAATATTTTTTAAATCAGTATTGTAAGAATCTTCTATAAATTGAAAAAAGTTTCTTTTTACTTTCTTAGTTCCAATTTGTGGGCCAACCCCTTCAATATTAATTTCTTCAGCAACGTCTTTAAATACAATAGTATCAAATAAGGACTTAACAGCATTTACAAAAGTTCTAACAGGGCTAACTTCAAGCTTTGTAAAAGCTTCATTAATCTTACTTACACCCTCTGGGACAACTGAATTAAACACAAGATAATCAAATAAACTATAAATTGCGCTTCCAACACCTACAACCCATTTAATTACAGTAGAAAAAATACCGTCTGATGACGATATATTAAAACTATCAAAAGCGTCAACAATTCCTTTTTTAAAACTTACAGCTGCAGTTAACACACTATCAAAAGAAGAAATTGCTTTACCAAAGAAATTATCTTTAGGAACTAATACTTCTTCTATTGCATTTGTTGAAGAGGGGTCCGCAGAAGGTCTAAGCTCTACATCATAGGCCAAAGATTGAATTGATTTTGAAGCTAAAGTAATAGTTTCTGAAATTGTATTATTAAAAAATGTTTTCCATTCAAATAAGGATTTTTTAAAAGCTTCATAATTTAATTCAGGCAAAGATATAGTAGGGAGAGTTATGCCTTCAAACAATTCAGTAAATGTTTTTTTAACTTTATAAGTTTCTATACCGTCTGGAGTGTCAAAACTAACGGTTTTAAAAAAGAAATTATCGTAAGCTTGTCCAAGTTTTTCAAATAATTTTCTTAAGTTTTCAAGCCCAGAATTGTTTTCTAAAGTATTTTTAATTGCTAATCGAATATCTGCGAAACCATTAGAAACTCTTGAACGTAAAATTAATACTCTAGCCTCTAAAGCAAATAAATTAGTATCAAAGGTTAATCTAAATCTTTTAACTACTGCTGTTACTTGTTCTAAAGCACTTGCAATTGTACTTGAAAAGTTAAAAGCTTTGTCTAGTTCACCAATAGCACCTGCTATTTGATCTCTAAGAACAATAGAAACAGCACCAATTGATTTTGAAATATTTAAAAACTCTTTATCAATTACGTCTTTTGCGCCTTTTAAAGAGTTAAATACAGCATCAGTTGTAATAAGACCTTCTTCACCTAGTTTCTTTAAAGCGCCTAACTCAACTCCCATCCCATCAGCAATAGCTTGCGCTACGCGAGGAATTTGCTCTCTAACAGAGTTAAGTTCTTGCCCTCTTAATTCACCAGAAGCTAAACCTTGCCCTAACTGAACAAGGGCAGCATTTGCAGATTCAGCAGAAGCACCTGAAATAGTTACAGCTTTATTTATTGTTTCAGTAATTTGCAAAAGGTCTCTAGTAAAGGTTTTACTTTCACCTCTTGTAGCTTTTAAGGCTAAACCAAAACGGTTAAATACTTCTACAGAACCGTCTAAACCTGTTCTTGCTCTTTCAGATGCATCAAACAATGCATTCATAGTAGTTTTTAATTGAGCACCTCTACCAACAACAAGAGCAATTCTGTTTTCCAAATTAATCATTGTATTAGTAGTACGTGTAAGTCCTTTTGCTAAATTAGTAGCTGCAAAAGCTGCACCAATACCTATAGCAAGGTTTTTAAAACCTTTTCTAACTCTGTCTACGCTTTTTTCAACACCGTTAACAGATTTATTTAGTTTTGCTAAGTCAGCCCTAGCCTGAGTACTATTTGAGCGTACTCTAATTTCTACACCACTCATATGTAATCTCCTTAATAAAATTGCCCTCTAATGATTTTTCGAATAATGAAAAGCCATCAGAGGGCAGTTAATTAGCTAGGGGTAAGAATTCCTATTTTTGTTAGTACTTGTTCAATAAAAAATTTTGGTGCTTGGCGACTATGACCATTATTAAGAATAGAAATATATTCTACATCATTAATAATTGATCCCTCCGAAAATTTATTTTTATTAAAATATTTTCGGCTCTTGCAACCATTGCGTGCTTTACCAGTGTCTACTGGTGTAACTATTCTAAGAGTATCTGTTGCAAAATCAATTTTTTTAGCAATATTGTTATTTGCAATACTTTTAACTTCTCTTTCAACTCGTTTTAACTCTTTTTCAAAATTTACTATTTCAAAGCTTACTTTAACAGACATTTAATTTTCCTTTAAAATTTAGGAGCTTTAAATTTGTCTCCATTTTTTGCTTTCCTCATCATATCAAGAAATTTTCCTTTTGGAACAGCTTTGTCGTTTTGTTGAGCTTGTTCTGCAAATTGTTTCATTGATTTGAGAGTTGGAAATAAGTTTTCAGGTTTTTCTTTTACCCCTTGAGCACGAAGCAACATATAAGTTCTTTGATCTTCACGCCATCCAATAGGTCTTTCTGAAAAGAAATTTATCCATTTTAATAGCTCTGTATACGGCATTTCTTCTTCAAGCTTGTATACTGGCATATGTAATGCAAAAGCTACTTCATAAATAGATTCCTCTTCTTTGGTTAGTTTCCCTGCTTTGGGCCTCCGCTAAGTCCTGAATAATCTAAAATTTCTTCTGATAATTCATTTAGCTCGCCAATAGGAAATGTATTAAAATCATCATCTGTAAGGGTTTCTGCATCAATAACAGCAAGTCGAATCACATCTTTCAATAAATCAATTTGAGCAGACTCAGATTTGCTTTTAGTACTTTTGGCTACTAATTTTTGAACTTTTAAAACCTCAGAAACTGATAATTTTCGAATTTCTACTTCATCACTCATAAAATTTACTTTTTTAGTAATTACTTTTCCAACTAAATGTTTCATATTTTTCCTAACTAATCTTATCTTTTTCTGTAAATAAATTCGGGTTGTTTGCTTGAAAATCATCAAGCATTTTTCTGCACGTATGTAATACTGATAGTGTTTCCATAATTTCTTTTCCAATATCAGAGTCACTATCAAAATCTTGAAAGCGCTCAAAGCTCTTACGAATACTAATATCTACACTTCGGCGCATATGCCTAAACGTAGTTCGCATTACAAACGTTTTACTAAACGGTTTGTCTGTCATACTATGTCTTTCTAATAAGTTAAGGAAGCCCCCGTTAAGAGGCTTCCAAATTAGTTTTATGGTAGTGTCACTGGTCCAAAGAAATCAGACTGAGTTGACATAGTAACCGTAGCGGTTGTAGAATCTGTCAACGCAGGATTTACAAGGATAGCTTCCATTTTACCTGTAAAGTAAAATTCTGTGTTACCATAAGCCAACGCTGTAGTTGCAGTGTCTAAGCTAGCTGCAAGTGTAGTTGCTTGTGAACACATCATAAAGCGGAATGCACCTTGTGTACCAATAAGAGCGTGGAAAGCGTCCATGTCTTCTGGCACGTAGTTTACAGTAACTTCAAGTGTTGGAGCATCAGATTGCCCTTGTACCTGTGATGAAGTGTTTTGTCCATAAACAGGCACGTTTACGATGTTAGCAGGAGTACCAATTGATGGAAACTCACGTACTGATGGAATTCGTGAAATAGCAGAAGCGTTTGCTGTTACAAACAAACCTGCATACTCTGCTGCTGTGTCTACAGATGCAGCAGGTGTTGCCGCATGAAAGTCTAGGTATGAAAAAATACCTGAACTCAAAGATGAAATATGAGCCATTTGTTATTCTCCGTATATTTTAAATGGTATTATATATTGTGCGCTATAAAGCGACTGATTAGCTGGGTCTAGCCCTTCTACATTTAAATAAGATTTTCCAAACTCTGTCTTATTAGTTAAAATTTTATTTTCAAATGAATTGTCAAGTATATCTGATAATTGCATAATTCGGGTTTGCCCCTCACCTGCTTTAACAAATATTCTAACAATTAATAAACCCGAAAGGCTTTTATCACCGCCATAAGCTAAATGATCAGAAGCACTAGGAAGAATATTAAATCGACAAAATTCATTACTGTTTGAAATTGAACCCTGATAGTTTTCAGGGTACATTGCTATGTTATTACTTGTCCAAGCTGATGAGGCAAAAACACTATTAACATCCGCTAAGATATTGTGAAACATTTTAAGGTTCCT